TTATTTTTTGGTGGTTCCCGGGTGATCGTTGAAGGCTAATTCAAATAAACCTGTCGCGGATAATCCGGCGAGTCCCCCTGACCATAGCCGGAGCGTAAGCCCCAGATCGGTAAAAGGATACGCAGCAGCTCCAATAAGCAGCCCAATCCCAAGTCCGATAAAAGGCACCGCGTTGCGTGGCAGATTAATATTATTTTTGACCAATTGCACCAAGGCAAGCGTAAATACCGCTAATACCGATGCAAAAGCCAATACATTATCCAGAATACCGGTGTTAATCACTGGAAAATCACTCCTTTCCGTTTCGCGTTTATCGTTCAAAAATGTTAATTCTAGCGGCCACTTGTAATCTCTACGGTTCGGGTAACCGAATCATAACCAACCGAAGCTCCAAGCGCTTCCGCTACAGCACGTACCGGCACATAAGTTACACCGTTCTCCAAACGGCCATCGGCTATTTTTGCGCCATTCACTTTTACTATTGTAACCGCATCACTATTCAGATTCTGTTCCCCCTTAGTCCTTCCGTTGATTAGCTTATACGCCGCTTCCACCGCTTGTACTGAAGGCTGTGCTCCCGCCCGCAGTTTGGAAAGCGTCAATCCGAAGCTCATCTGAAAATGGGGATAATCCTTCAGACTGGTCCAGTCTCCACCCCATTCAAAACCCAGCCGTTTGGCCTGCTGCACCACCTCCAGCCAATCCGCTGTCCGGTCATTGTCTCCGTCACGCGCCATGTCCCAGGACACGCTTGAGCCATTCGGCAGCAGCAATGCAAAATCAATGGCCAGACCATAATTGTGATAGCTCTGTCCACCCCGGGCATTGGTAACAACCGCCCCCGGCTTCGTACGTCCTTGAGCATAGAGCGCATCCTGTTCAGCTATTGTCCGCAGTCCTTGCGTAATCTGGACCGGAACACCACATGTGTAGCAGCATTCGATTAACGCAGTAGCTGCTGCGAGCACGACGGGATGCAGGCCGGTTAAGCGGGGAGCGGACTTATTTTTGATTTGTGTCAGGGTCAGCATGGCTTGCTCCTCCCTTCTTGCCCTCCTGCAGAACAATGAACAAATCTTGACGTTTCGTGAACACCAATAAGGTTAGGATGAGCAGCCCAATCGTGGTTCCGGTCTGGGCAACCGCCCAGGCCTCTGTTTTGAGCGAAGCCAGCACAGTGTCTGCTCCAGACACAGCAGTGCAGCGAATCCACAAAGCGACTGCCATTTGGAAGGTGTAGGCACCCAGAAAGAAAAAAGCTGCCAGCATAAACAGGCTGACCGCCTTTGCCCGCAGACGTCTGCGAAAATACAAAAAAAGCGCAGCTATCAGCAGCAGCGCACAAATCAAAGATACCGAATATGCAATTAACCGCAAAAAATCAATTACGCCCATTGTTGACACCCCGATCATAGATTAGAAATTCGGCAAATCCGTTATTTTGGATCTCCTCCTGAATCTCTTTGGATACGTCCTTATATCGAAGGATAGAGAACATTACCCGGGCCGAGGCTTGGGTCAGCTCCCTTTCCTTTTCCCGGTGCAGGGGCGATAATCGTTTGATCCATCTACTCAGCACGTTATCCTCCCCGATCTTCTTCATTTACTACATTCACACCGCTTGACGCTTGATCAATTTTCAGTCTCTGCAGTACTTCAAGCGTGGGTGCCATGAAATCTGAGCGCTCTTTATCCAAAATATTTTGCAGACGGTCCCGGTCTTCTTCAGCCCGCTCGAGCAGTTCACGCGGCACCAGATTCCCTTTGACAATCGAGCGCAAAAGCACCAGAACAATCACCAGCAGAATCAGAGCCACGATATAAGCCAAACCATATTTATCAGCCAAGGGAAGAATCTTCTCCAAATTCGCTACGTCGTTGCTGTTCATTGTTTCACCCCTTTCTTATTGGACGTTAGATTTTCATATTAGGTCTGGTCGTAACTGCGGAGAATGTTTGGACTTCCGGCCGCTGCCCATCTGCAGATTTCTTGAATTTATACCGCTGCTCGCGGTGGAAATCCGCAGACAAAGGCGGACGCTACCGCTCCTCCAGTTCCAAACTTCTCCTCCGCCACTTTTCCCTTTTTACTCATTTTTCAAGTTCACTATATATTGATGTACAAAAACCCCCGGGACCCGGGGGCAAAATAAAAACGCCGCAGCGGGCGCCAGCATTTACCTATTCTTCTTTGGTCAAATACTCAAGTCCGCTGTCCACCAGGATTTCTTTTACGCCAGCTTTCAATGTCGCCGGAACTTCCGTGAACTTGGTCTTCCCCAAGATTACACGCTGTGCAAAAAACATAGTCATTAAAAATCACCTTCTTCCCATTTTGACCTTCAGCCACATAGAACTGGCTGGTTATTACTGATAAACCCTCGTCGCCATCTCTGCGATAATGTCCTCAATGAAATCCGCCCGCTCCGACAGAGCATTATTTTGCGCCTTCAGCAGTACATTCTCTTTCTGCAGCTGCTCGACTTCCGTCAGCTCCGGCGGCTTGTTCGCTTCAGCTTCCTGGTAGGCCTTCCAGGCTGCTTGCAGCTCTGCTTCTGTGGGCTTGGGTTTGTCCAGGTTCCAGACGGCGATATAGGGTCCACGCTCTACGATATCGTAATCCTCACCCTCAGTGAGTAGGTTGTAGTCGATACCGTAGCGATAATGGACGCCTTCGACTGGCTCCTCGCCTTTTTCCGGCGGCTTGATCTCGTAGCGGACACGGCCTTTTTCTTCGGCTCCGGGCCGCAGGACGGGTTCAGGTCCGTTATCCTGTACGATGAAATCCTGCGTTTGGGCGGCTTGAGGGTATAAGTGCATGATTGCTTGTGCTATATTCATTTTGAATCCCTCCTCATCCGATTCTATCAATATTAAGTGAACATATTGTAGGGTCTGCTAAAGTAATAATGTCTACCCCTTTTTTTTGCTCTATATATATTTCCAAATAATCCCCCGCATTTAACGGTACAGTTTTACTGCCGCCAAGAAAAATAAAAGCCCCGGGAGAGCCCACTTGATCGAAACAAAGCGTCCTACCCGCCTGACCGTTAACATAATAGTATAAACGGGTTTCAAAGTTTCCGTTAGCATTAAGCAGTAAAGATGCATCAACATGATAGAGTCCGCTTTGTTTTACTGTGAATCTACCGATACCATCATATTCCTCGCGTTGGTCCTTGTCTTCTTGCCCATAATTAATTTTTGTTCGCACAGAACTTGAAATTGTTTGCGAAGCATTATGCGCGGCTTGAACATAAGATCGAGAAGTAGATGTATTATCTCCCCATGGGTTAACAACACCGTCACCAAAAGCAATTATACCTCCCGTCTGAGTGCTGCTTATGGCTGCTGTAGCGCTCATTGTCCCAACGCTTCCCCCGATTTTTGCTCCTTCAGTCGCTAGGTAGCCATAGCCGCTGCCACTACCGCTTACACCAACTACAAATACATTTGCTCCACTACGTGCCCATATAGATGTTGTTTTATTGGAATACATCCCTCCACTTATGACAGCCCCACCACCGTATACCATAACTCCGTAATAACTGCCAGCACTTGCAGTCACATTACAGTTTTGCAACCAAGTCCATACATTACTGATCAACTCAATTGCATTGGTAGTCGTTGTAGTAGCCGTGATCCCTGTAATTGTGACCTGAATTGTATTTTCCTGCATCGACAGGCGAGTAACGTTCACGGTCCCTGAGGCATTGATTCCAAGTGTACCTCCCCCACCAAATCCCTTTAAAACAACATCCTCCGCATAGGTTCCAGCTGCGATATTAACTACAACTGCATGATTAACGTTCTGCGGGATCATGCTAACAGCCTTCCCTATCGTCCTAAACGCCCCACCCGCCGTATTCGCCAACCCATTATTGCCATCATTCCCATCCGTCCGCACATAATAGGTAATATCCGCCGTCGTCTGCTGCGGCGTTGTCGCCAAAGGCGCTTTGCTGTTCAGCTGCCCCTGTATCCCGCTGGTCACTCCATCCAAATACCCAAACTCCACATTCGACACCGTGCCGGTTCCGATCTTGCTTGCATCGATCGCTGCAGCCGCGTTAATATCCGCGTTTACAATAACCCCCGGTGCAATGGCGGTAACGCCATCTCCTGTACTGGTCACATCCCCGGTATGATTGGGATGTACATACTTATTCGCTCCGGCTGCTACACCGTCCAGCTTCGCCTTATCTGCTGCGGCCATCAGCCCGGCAGCGGTGGTGGTGGCTGCCGCCGTGGAAGCCTTAGCGTTCCAGGCGGTGCGTTCCGCCGCTGTAATATGCTTTACCGTATCCACGGTATGGTCCTGCACATTTTTAACGGCAGTATCCAAAACATCCATATTGCCGTTCAAATCGGCGATATCGACTATATCTGTGCCATCCGGCTTTTTCAGCCCCAAATTGCCCGTAGTCTGCATAGTTCACACTCCTATTCGTATACTCTTAATTCATTCCATGTTCTGGCGTGCGCTGCATTCCAGGTGAGTGACTTCAGCGAATTCCACCAGGTATAGCTGTACACAAACTTATAATCCAGATGGGCAGGCTTAATCTCTTCTATGATTTGTATTAACCCCGCCATGTTCGCCGGGATGCCCAGCGTCCCTACAAAACGCGCCTCAAAGCTGTACGCTCCCGGCACCTCCACAACCTGAACATCCCCTCCGGAAAAAGCGGACGCCGTCCGCCGGATCATCTCCGGTGTAGTCGTCCCGCTTCCGCGCAGCTTGGCCTTGATCATTTCCCTGCGGATGGCATAGGATTTCGTACTGTCCGTGGTAAGAGCCAGCACCTTCTCCCAGCGCGCAAGCCCCCAGGTTGCCGACTCCACATTCGTCTGCAATGCCGAATCCTCTATCGAATAGGCCAGCTGTCCACATTCCGCAGCATGGCTATCCTGGATCTGCTCCATCTCAAGTACACCCTGATAATACTCCGGCAGGTATTTCATCAGGTCAGGCTTGTTAAATTCCGGCCCCTCTTGTGTGGTGGGGCTGGAAGAATAGCTTATTGTCCCGTAGATATTCTCGCTATAGGCCATAGTTACACCCCTTTAAGCTGATTCCAGCTCAGCGGGCCTTTGGGCATGTACTCATGCGTATGGGCCGCTGGCGGATACACCGCCGGCTTCCCGTCTACCCCTGACCAAGGTACGGTATCCGCCGCCTGTGCGTAATCCACTTTGCCGTTGTTGTTGGTGTCATAGATGCTTTTCAGCATATCGCCGGTGCTTTGTGAAGCTACGAGCAGTTTGTTGACAGTACCCGTACCGATGTAGAGCTTGCCTGTATCGGTGCAGAAACCGAGTTCGCCGGCAGCAAGAGTTCCCAATGCGCTTTCTTGCCCGCGGCGGATTTGAATTAAAGTCTTCAGAGCCATTATCATCGCCCCCTAGAATGTGCCGCCGTCAATAGCACCCACCATCAGCCGGCTGCCATTGGCTGTGTCGTATACGATGCTGCTTCCATCGACATTGGCCGCTACACCGTTCGAATCGACGGTGATCCCTTTGCCGGCGGTCACTGCAATCGCATCGGCGGTCACACCAATCCCATAGCCTGCACCAATGTTCAGTGTCACTGAATCGGCTTGTCCGCCCCCGGTAAGGCCATTGCCGGCTGTAATCGTCTGTAATGCTCCACCCGTACGAACCCAGGTGCTGCCGTTCCAGCTGTAGATTTTCTGCTCGTCGTCAACATAAGCCGTCCAGCCCACAGCCGGTGTATAATACACCCATGCCGCAGATTGATACTCGGCAATTTGATTGGTTTTGCCCGCCCAGACGCCTGTTGCTGCCGCAGGAATAATGTAACGGTCACCCTCCGCAGGACTCGCCGGGGGAACGGCCAGATTCTGGTCCTTCACTGAACTCTGCGGCTCGATGTTATGCTTGGCCAGCTCGATCTCATTCCTGATTTTTTGTGCTGACCACAGATCGGTAATGGCCGTTCCCGCATCATTGATTACACGGTGCTTAGATGCATCGTCGATATGGGTTTTAATCTCAGCTGCAGTTTTGATATTTGTACCGTCGGAGATCTTATTAACATGTCCTGCCGTGATGTCTGCCTTAAGTACCCTGGCATAGGTTGCCCCATCGGCAACGTCATCCACTGACCCGGTCAGATCGCTCAGCTTCTGCGCATTGATCCGGCGCCAGGCCGCGCCATCGTCGAAATACAAATAGCCGCTGTTCGTTCCGCTGGTTACAATGTATACCCGCCCCGCAGAAGCGGCTGCCGGACGTGAAGCCTCCGGACCGGACATCGCCCGGCCCACCATGGAATTGGAAGTGCCGTCACCAATATAGACTTCCTTGGTATCTGTGCAAAAGCCCATCTCGCCCGCATGCAGAACTCCATAAGCAGCAAGCTCCGCCCGGGTGCCGCGTTTTACTTGAATGGTTTGCGCCATTTTACACCTCTCTTCTAAAAGATCCTCCGTCTATGCGTCCCGTTGCCTTGTAGCGTTCCAGCTCCTTTTGGGCAGCAGTCAACCCCGATTGCAGAGCATTGATGTCATCCGCTTCCACAGTATCGCCCGGTGTCTCATAAGTGACATAGACTTCAGGAACCCCGGCAAAAATCTTGATTATCCTCCGCCAAGGCGTTTCATCCGGAAAAGAAACCGAGAAATTCCGCAGCTCCACCCCGCTGTAATGAGAACCTGTATACACCGAGATGCTCTGGTTGTTAATGTTGTCATGCGCGAGCAGACCGCTGTAAACCCCATCTGTAAGTAACAGTTTCTCCTCAACAACATAGCTGCCGCCGTTTGCTTTTTTGTTCAGCTTATCCGTAAATTCATCGACCTGCTGCGGGTATCCCATCCCTACACCTCCAGCACGACACTGCTGAACAGCGGCACTTCTGTTTCACTTAAAGTCACATTACCCGATCCGCCGTTCAGCTTCAGTCCGCTATAGTCTACAACGCCCTCTGTATCCAGCAGCAGTGAGCCTATTACAGATTGGCTGATATAGGAAGCGGTAAAGGCCTTTTCCTTGCGGTATTTCTCCAGTATCTCTTTAAAAGCATCGATTACCGCCTGCAGCGTATATCCGGAAGCAAGGGTAACCTTGGCGCTCACGCTGATGCTTTTCCCGGCTGCAGCCGCTACAGTTACTACTGCTCCTACCGGCGCCTGGCCTTCACCTTGACCCGCAACTGGATCGATATATTGCTGTACCTGCGACACCAGCAGTTCGGAGGCAGGCTGCTTCGCGGCATCCACAATGACCACTTTTACCGTCTTAGGTCCATTCCATAACGGAAAAACCCGCGCTCCCCCTACGCCGTCTATTTGCAGCGCCCATTCCATATAATGATATTTGTTGCCGCTCGTTGACGGACGTCTGGCTGACTCTAAAAAACGCTGGCGCAGCTTTTCGTCATCCTCGGCATTTTCACCGGGAATCAGCAAGGCTGTTATCTCTCCTCGCGCTAGACCAGGGATATAATCAATAGGCAACAATGAGCCAAAATACCGGTTTCCTTCCTCCCCTGCTGTCTCGCTCTCTATCCTGTAGGTTCCCGGAGCCAGCTTCTCCACCGCCGTATAGTGCAGCAAATCTAGTGAAAAACGGCTGCCCAGCGGAATATCCAGCAGTTCGTTAGCGCTGTTATAGAACATTGCTGTAAGCTCGGCCTTGCTTGCGGCACGTCTGGTTATTCCCGACCAGGCAATACTGCGCTCCAAATATTCACCAGTAGCCGTATCCGCAAAAAACAGATTGCTGTTCACATCCAGTTCAATATACATCTGCGCCATCTCAGCCGCCGCCGGAGCCAGCGCATCATAGATGATGCTGCCTTCACGTTTATCCAGACTGGATGGTACCCGGTCCAGCATCCGCTCAAGCAAAGCCTCGAACGTCTGATTTTCATACACCCTCACTCATCTCCTTTCTCAGCTCGAAATTCCCGTACTGAGTAACTACCTTGCAGCTGAAGCTCAGATTATCCCCGTTAAAAGAAACCGCAGTGTCCTCCAGCCTGATAATCCGCTCATCCTGAAGCAATGCTTCACTAACAATACGCCTGATTTCAGCTCTCACCAGCAGTCTGTCTTTTCCCAGCACAAGACCCCATTCAGTCCCGTAATCAGAACTGTAGATCAGATGCTCATAGCGATCGGTCCGCAATATTTTTGCCACTGCCTGCTGTACGGCTTCAAGGCCATCCAACCGGCCCGTAATTCGTTTTTTGTCCCAATCCATTCTGTAGGTGAGACTGGACATTTCAGTGTTCTCAAAGGAGGTGTCTCCATCAGGAGTTGCGATGATAGGGCCAGCATTTCCAATTACGGGTATCATACCGGATCCACCAGCCTGTCCAGTACAACATAACTCTGCCCGCCCTGCATCCGAACCATCAGGACACGGTCACCCTTCTCCAGTCCCCGGCGCAGAACGATTTCCCTTCCATCCCATTCGAGCTTGCTCTCCATGACGGATTCGGGAAGAACCAGCGCGGCTCCTGACAAAACAAACCGCTGGTCCACCTGAATCTGCAGCGGTGCCGCCACGGTTACCGTCCCATACGAAAAAGCCACAGGGTTGGTACTCCCTACGGCGCCGAGACTCGCTTTTTTAATAATATCAAGCATTATTTCTACACCACCTTTATATCAAGAGACATGGTATGCTCCCCGCCGGAAATCTTATGGCTGCATTGCTCCACCAGAAACAGTTTGGTGTTAAGCTCATCCAGCAGCACATAAATCAGGTTGCCTGCACGCACCCGCAGATCGCCTATTGCCTGTACGGAAAGACTTGTTTTTTCCCGGTTATGCAGCTTCAGCAGGTTGTCTGCGTTCTCCCGGATCTGTGCGGCGTTCGCCTTGTCATCGGCTTTTTTGTAGAGATGCAGAATACCCCAGCGTTTCACATTCTCCGGGTCGCTGACCGGGTAGAACTCCCGCTTGCCGCTCTCTTTGTTGTCCTTATAGAGATAGATTGTATTGTAGGTATCGTCATCAATGCTTTTTTTGAGCGAATAGTCATACAGATAATGTCCAGCTCCCAGCACCAGATCAAGCTTCATCGAGTCCATCCCCCGCAGCGTCAGCTGGCCGAAGTCATCATAAAAAGCCATTAGCCGCCCCTTCTTCTCCATCTCACCGCCTATAGCCCCCATAATAATATCCAGCAGCTTCTTATCATTTTCTATTAAAGAAGGCATGCGGTATGTGGTTTCTTCAAGCACTCCGGTCTTCAATCCGTAGTCCTTGGCAATTTTTGTAATGAGCTCACTGGCTGTAACATCCTGAAGCACATAGCTCCCGTTGCCGAGCAGATAGCGGATCTGGTCATAGGCCGTCAGCTTGATCTGCTGATCACTCCCGGTATCAATGCTGAACACGAACCCGTAGAACACATTGATGCCATCTTTGCGGAACTGGACAATATCCCCATTGCTGATCTTAAACTTGGGGTGCTGATAGATGCCACTGTCGATAATCGTCATGTCCAGCGTTGCTGGTTTGCCTGCCCGGGAAGTCTTCCAGGAGAGGTCTGAGACAATGCCGGCAATATCCCACAGGAGCCCTTCTTTATTCTTCAAAAGCAATTCCATACGCTTTCCCTCCTACGGCAGCTTAAGGACTTTGCCGATGGGCAGCTTTTTCAGTTCACTGTCCTTAATGCCGTTAAGCTTCTGTATCACTTTGTATTTCTGGCCGTCACCGAGAATCTTCTTGGCAATGCTCCACAGACTGTCGCCAGCTTTCATCGTGTACGTTTTGGGGGCCGCTTTATCACTCGCCCGCTTGGGCTCTGTTTTCGCTTCACCTTTGACGATTTTTACCGGACTGGCCTGGTAGAACACATATTTTTTGAGCGACAGCGAATATTCAATATCTCCGGAGGTTCCCGCGCTAAGCTTCCAAGTAAAGCTCTCGATGCTCATGGCCATATTCAAGGCCAAATCATTCGGTACGGCGGAGTTATCCTGCTCCCCCTTTAAGGATACCCCGGACAATACAAACCGGATCGGCCTGCGGCTCTTCATCCATTTCTGGATCATCTCCACATATTCAAAGGGCCGCAGCAGCCGGTTTGGTCCCTCACTGCGCACCAGCACAAAAGGATAATGCTGCGCGGGGAAGATACTTTCAATTGTGATCTCCGTCAGCTTCGGATAGGCAATGGCATTGATTTCGCCCAAATCGACAATGGTATAGCTTTTGCTGTCTCCCGACTCTTTGATTTCCAGCGTCTCCGGATTCACAGGCAATCGGAAGAGGTCCTCCAGCTCATTAAAACTCAAGAAAAAACCGTATTCCTCCACGTTACGTATACACCCCCTGGGCCGTAGAGACAAATTCCTCATTCAGCTTTTGCCCGATCTTGTTGATGATCGTATCGATGTCCCCGGCATTGTTGATGTTCCCGGTAGTCACCTGCACCGTGGGCGTCAGCTCCACAAAGTTCTGAATGGCCTGAATCTCCGCCAGCTCGCGCATCATTTCGAGATCCTCGCTGGAGATGTCTACGGTGTCGTTGATGGTTCCGACCTCATTTACCCTGTTCACATTGTTCAGGTTGCCGCCCTGATTGGCAAAAAGACCGGCGGTGTTCTGAATCTGTTGCCCGCTTGCTGGCGGTTTTGTTAATTTCTTGGCATCGCGCCCTTTATCAGAAAATGCACTCGAAATACTTTCGACCTTGTTGTCTGTCCATTCTTTAGCCTGTGTATAGCTGGAGTTAAAAGCATCTTTCGTATCCACATACTCTTTATGCTTCGTTTCCTGCTTAGTGATATCCTCAGGAGGCTCCAGTGTTTTGAATTCTTTACGGTATTTATCCACCAGCTCGCTGGCGGCATGGGGAACCTTCAGCCCGTCCAGATCAAGCTTGATAGTGCCAATCCCCATTTTATCGAAGAAAGGAATTTTGCTTAACGCTTCAGCCATGCCGTTGAACTTGTCAACCACCCAACGGATCGCCTCTACCATAACCTTCACAAAACCATCAGCAAAGCTCTCAACACCAACCGCCATATTATAAAGGACATCCAGCGTACCCATACCTAAGCCATATAACAACTGCTTCACAAAAAGAATAGCAGTATTAAATCCATTAACAATGCCATCCCAAACCACATAAAATCCATTTTGCAGGCCTATCCAAATATTTTGGAAAACCGCCATCAACCAGCTGAACGCTCCCGCGATTGCCCCTACAACCTGCCCCGCCGATATCCCGAGATTCTGAAAGATTAATATCAGAGCCGCGATTACCGCAATCACGATTAGAATCGGCCAGTTCGCAGCCAGCCAGGCAGCAGCAAGTAAATATACCTGAACAATCATTGCCGCCAGATAGACAACCGCTATCGCGATAAGAATCGGCTCAATAATATCCCAATTCTCCTGCACCACACCAACCAGCCATAGCAATCCATCCACAATCATACCGATTACATTGGCTATCACCAGAAAGCCATTTGCCAATGCGTCAATCGTTGGGGCCAGTTGGCCGGAGGTGAGCGCTTGACTCAGTGTATCCATAACAGGCCGCAGGGCCCCCAGCGCCTTTTCACCGATTTTGCCCATTGCCGTATCCACATTTTTATTCAACTTGTTCCAGTCTGCAATATCTCCTGGTTTTACAGCAGCCTTGACTGCCTTCTCCCCGAAAGACTTAATCTTGTTGAACGGGGTAACCCAGTCCGCAGTCTTCAAAAAATTCAGTATCTTGGAATCTGGCTGTGGCGGCGTTGGAGGGGCCGGCGGAACCGGAGGCTCTTTTTTCAAATTGATCTTGGGTGTAGGTACAGGCTCAACTTTAACTTCAGGCTTCTTTTCTTCTTCCTTTTCATCCTTTTTTGCTTTCTTTTCGAACCCTTTCCACCATTCCACTTTTTTGGCCTTTTCTTCTTCCTTCTTAGCCGCCTGTACGGTTGGAGAAGCATTCAGCATACGCACCCCAAGCTGCTGGGACTGGCCGGCCTGCTGACTCTGTCCGACAACAATGTCTCTGGAGACCAGAATCTGCGGCGGCAATCGCTTGAAGCCTTCCAGCAGCGTATCATTAATATCCAGCAAAGATTGGTTGACTTTGTCCAAGGAGCGGTTTAATTCATCACTGGAGCGTGTAAGTACGGCTTGCATTCCCTTAATCGAACGATTGGCAAGATCCAGCTTAACACCAATGCGCAGGGACTGTTTATTTATCACTTTCCAGATCGCAAGCGACTTGACCGGAAGCATCACGGCTTTAGAAACATCTATTCTCATTCTTCCACCCCCTTTATCCCCTATCTTCTCTTCCCCTTGCTCCGCGATTGCTCCCGCTTCTCCCTCTCCACCCGGACAGCAATCATCGCATAGATGGCCGCGCGCTCGCGCGAAGACAGCTTCATCAGCTCATGCGGCAAAATATGCAGCTCATGGAGGGCGTAGTAAGCCAGGTTGGCCTCACTGTCGCCCCCGTTAATTAGTTTTTTACTTCTTCCACCAATTCGTTCATGTCGGTGCCGAAGCCGTTAAGGGCCTGTACCCGTTCACCAAGTGCAGCGAATTCGCCGGGGAGCAGCATTTTACGCAGTAAGGCCTCTGCACCAAGCACATTATAGGAACGCTGCAGTTCCGCATTTTTCAGATCGGGGTGAACTACGCTCGAAGTCATTAACTTGGCCATGTAGTCATTGGGATCAATCTCGGAGGTGTACACCCCACTTTTCCCCTTAACCTTGCGGGTAGCCGCCTTGCGGCATTCCTGGTTCTCATCCTCGGTCATACTGCGCAGTTTCCAGGCCACGGGTTGGCCCTCCTTATCCTTAAAGCGCTGGGAAACCACAAATTCCTCCGTTGTATCACAAGCCACATTTTGCGCAAAAAACATACTTAATTCACTCATGATGAACCTCCTATAAGTTTATGGGCTTAAGTTTTATCGGACAGACAGAGAAGAGACCCGCCGCCTGCTGCGTCCGGGCCGTTCTTGCTCAGATCTGTACTTCTCTTACTACTGCAGAGCAGGGCTGCCAAATGCCTGGGCAATCTGTACATCCTCAAAGGTAAAGCTGACTTCTTCCTCCAGCGCATCCGACTCCGTATCGAGTGAAGCCATAATCACGCTGTCCAGGTTAACACCTTTCAGAATGATCCGCTGCGCCCCGACACTCGATGATGGGTCATCATTGGTAACCTCGATATCGAAGTACTGATCCACACCTGTATGCATGTAGTCAAGCATCATTTGACGGAAACGGCTGGTCATATAAAAAATCGTCATCGTGCCGCTGCCCGACCATCCGGTTGCTTTATGCTGCACACCCCGGCGTCCGAGTGTTTTCACTTCCGCTTTTGTTTTCTCCACGGTAGCTTCAAGCGTTTTTACATAGAACATCTCTTCTGTTTGTGTGCCAATCACAGCATAAGCACGGCCTTCCTGGCCGGAAAGAGTATCGCTAGCCTTCAAAAATGCCATCTTAGACCACCTTCACTTTCATATATACTTTTTCTACCGAATCGACCGGTTTTACAGCTACATCCAGAACGATGCTGTCACTATCCGTACCGGCAGCAACCACAACATCACTCTGAGCCTTAAAATCTTCAATCGCCCCGATATTCTGCAGCTCATTCATATAAGTCGCACATTGCGACCAGAACAAGGCCCGGCCATCTTCATTATTGGCAACCTTGCCGATGTAGTATGTTTCAAAGATAGACTTCAAATCATTAGCAATCCCATCCAGCACACGGAGTACACGGTTTTTGGAAAAGGCTCTGCCTTTATCCGGTGCATAAGCCGTAAAAGTGTTGATATCCTGCTCGACAACCGCCCGGCCGCCGCTGTAAGTGAAGAGGAATTCACCGCTCAGCAGTGCCTCTGTCGTTTCAGAATGGCTGAGGCGCACATCGGCGTCTACGGCATCGTCATAGGATTGATGAGTCAGGGACTCGTTTACGGCAGCTGCTGCCGTGGCACCGGCTACCCAGGCAACCGCATGCTCCCCATCAATTGTAGTCCCATCGCTCAGTACCACCCCATTTTTCACACTAATAATGCCCTCATGGCCGGCAGCAGCATAATCAGACACTACAGCCTGCACCTTTTTGCCTTCCATATCCCGGAGCCGTTTCACAAAAGTGCTATACAGCGCCTTCAGCGAATTGTCCTTGGACAGCAGCCCGACCGTCTGAAACTCTTGAACCTCAAGGGCGCCCAGGAAATCACTATGCGCTGCGTTCGTTACTGTACCATTGGCTCCACCTGCAAGACGCATACCTGCCGTCAGAGTCAAGCCCTCAGTCCCGTTCTTCTGGAACGTAACATAATCGTTAGCTAAGAGATCATCCGCGTTGCCAACAGTTTGTTTATCCAGCTCTGTTCCGCCTAAGAGTGTTTTCACATCGAACAAAACATTATTTTCAATGTTTTTTTCAATGATTACAGAGATATCATTACCACGCTCGCCGCCATACTTGGCCGTAACCTGCAGACCATTATTCGTTATTGTTGCTTTCACACCTTCATTCAAACGGTAGAGCAGCAAGGTGCTGGCCCGCTTCAGCGCTTCCCGCACCGGCAGCAGAGTGGGATGTCCCAAATCGTAGCCAAGCAGCTTTTCAAAATCTTCCTGGGCTGTAATCTTTGTAATGACTCCCGGTGCTCCCCAAGAAAGAGAAAGCGCGAGCGCTGTAATGCCACGTGTCCCCATTTTGCCAATTGTACTTTGATTTGATGCTACATTCACGTACACCCCGGGGCGCACCTTATTTTGTGTTGTCCATGTTCCACCAGCCATTAGATAACCTCCTTAGTTAAAAAGCTCTTCAGTTGCTCTCTTGCTTCTTCCAGCGTGTAGCTCTGATCCTCCAGTAAAATAACATTCAGCACATCTTTTTCCCCGGGGGAAAAGTGCAGCGAGTTTACAATCTGCTTTGTGCTGAAGGCTGTATCACTAACTTCATTTGTATTCATTTCAGCCTTTCTCCTCCCGTCATATGCCTCATAGGCACCCTCTCAACTGCTGCGGTTTGCAGATAGATCATGAAATCAGCCGTAAACAGCGGCCCTTTCCCTTCTGCTCCTGCCTCCCAAGCCTGTCTGATTACGCGAAAAGCCTCGCCTTCACGCTCCATAGAAGCCAAAGCTTCACTTAATCCATCAGCCATATTCTCCGCATTCAAGCGGCTTCCTTGTTCATAACGGATACCAAAACGGTAGACCGCCAGATATCTGCCTTCCCGCTGCCTGTCCAGCGTTGCCGAGATTAACCCAGGCTCAAAATAAGCAGCCTGCGGTTTTTCCCCGCTGACATATACCGGTACATCCGGAAAGTAGCGGCCAAGGGCAGCATTGATATGATTCCGCAATTGTTGTACAGACATAGTAAGCATCCTTTCCTGGCCCTGCTGGCACGGCCACTGATGGCATTAACTTTTAAGTCCATTAATAACTAACCTTGTATTCCCCCTCTCAAGGGTAAATTAAAAACGGATATCCCCCTCTGCAGGAGTAATATCCGCCTTATAGTGTGGCAGGTGCCAGAAGAAGCTTTCACCGCAAAAATCAGTCATTCGCCTTTCAACATGGCTGAATCCTTGGAGCATTCATGCTCCTGCGGTGTTCTTCTGCTTCATTTGCCATGCTAACATCATACCCCCTTTATTTCCGCATGGAGCCGGTATTAGGACGAGATTAGAGAGAACATTGAGCGGATTCAGGGCGGTTTTTAGGCCGTTAAAACTTAAGTCCCTTTCGATGGTCTGCCACACCCTTAATATACGCTGGGCAGTCTCCTGTTCTTCTGCTCCTCTTGCTTCATAGATGATCCGTTTTTCATTAGTGAATCGAGCGATAACAGCCCCAGGTCCGTCAGTGCGAGCGCCATCTTGTAGAATGCCTTAGACCGTATTTTAACATAGGTATCCTTGCTGACCGGCGGATCGAACACATGGTTGTACACGGTGTAATCATATACCTCATCCCTGCGCATATAGCGTTCCCGCACGAGCTGCTGCTCCCGTTTGTCCAGCCTGTCCACTACAGAATCCATGGCAGCACAGTAGGCTCTTCTTGCGGCAGGAACGTCTACATTATGAGCGGCTATGGCAGCAGTCTGGTCAGTAATGGTATGGGTCGGACCGTGGAATCTCTCGGAGTAGGAATACGTTATCCCCGCTTCCTTTGCTTCAAAAGTAACCGTCTTAAAAATGCGGTACTTCTCCAACATGCTCTCTATAGTGGTTTGAGTACGACGGCGGTCCAGTTCAGGTAAAGAAGATAAATTCATCATCATATATGCACTCCTTTGCATTTGGGCTGGTTTCGGATGATTATTGCAGAAGTTTCCCTAGAGATGTGGTAAAATTCTTCTTGTTCGTATATTGTTCGCCTTTTTCAATAATATACCACTCTATTACCAATTCCGTAAAATCCCATATAAGGCCGTTTATAAAGAGAAAATCCCTATTATCACGATTTATCTTAGATACACGACTGGTATTACCTTTTGGCATTATTATTCACTTCATGTTTACCTATTGACAATAATAGCTTATATTATTATTAATAGAGCAATAGGTGATAAGGAGCGATCAACGATGGCAGAAGAATTCGGCAATTACCTGAGACAGCTTCGGGAACACAAAGGGCTGACAATCAATCAACTGGCCTCTCTGGCAGGCATCAGCGGTGCGCAGATCTCCCGGATCGAAAACGGACTGAGAGGGGTCCCAAAACCAGCTACCTTGCGCAAGATCGCAGAAGCTGCTGGTGTACCCTATGAAGAGCTTATGGAACAGGCAGGCTATTTAGCCGAGGATCTGCAGAGCGGTGCTGAGGATAAGGTTCCGGAATGGGCCACAAGTAAGGATAAACGGGATTTCCGCAAAATGCTGGAGGATGACGGGGAGCTTATGTTTGACGGGATTCCTTTGAACAAAGAAGACAAGCAGCGGATTAAAGATGTACTGACCGGCCTTTTCTGGGATGCCAAGCAGATGAATAAAAGAACTATACCCAAGCACGATTCAAGCAGCGGCAAGAATTGAATAACATCACATACATTAATATGCGCGGGTGAAGAATATGGATGAGATCATCAATAAGTTGATCAAAAAATATAAAACGAACAGCCCCTTCGAGCTCTCCAAAGCCCTGGGCATTCATATTCGGTTCATGAACCTTGGACAGAGTACGAAGGGCCTGTATTACCGGAAGCTTAGACGAAGATTTATCGTGATTCATAATGAGCTTCCTTTGGAGTGGCAGCGTTTTGTTTGTGCGCATGAGCTCGGCCATGACCGCCTGCATAAAGGAATCAACCGGTTCTTTCTGGAGGAGAATTCTTATTTTTCACCTGGAAAGCTGGAACGCCAGGCTAATTTATTTGCCATCAAGCTCTTATCATCCGGGAGTTCACCCGAACACGAGGAGCCTTTATTGAGCTATTACCTGCGGATTGGCATCCCACCGGAAGTCATCTTTTTTTTGGACGAGTAGAGAACGTATGTTCTTTAAAGTGATGAATCGTTAATACTATATACCATTAATTAATATTTCATCGATTAAAAAAACAACACTCCCTCCCCCCGTCATTCACAAAATAATGTAGCAGTTTGGATTTCAGTTTTGGATTTCAGTTTATCATTGCCTGGTGGCCTTTCATGACTCCTCTGATCATATCATGGGAATATGGTAAACTGGTTTGCTCGAGCCATTGCTGCTGCTCCCCACACGTGTTTCTCCCCCTGCCTAGATCTAATCACCCCTGGCGGGTGAATACCAACTCGGAGCTTACGAGGTCCGGATAGTTGCACCATAGGCAAGATTAGCATCTTTTGGCTTGCATCTTTTGGTTTGCATCTTTTGCCTTGCCTAGTCTCACATTGTTATACTACGTGCACAACCCTCGCCCACAAGCTAAGCTTAGAACAGGCTTTGTTGACCGTACGATTTTGTGCAGCTTCCTCCTGCGGACACGATCAGCTCCCTTCACGATTGATCCGCGGCCAATGCGGACAGGAGATCCGTTATTGGGCTGGATTTATCCATTCCGCATGACAATCAGACTGAGATTCCACTTTTTGTCCTATCGCCCCTTATTTTAGGCTCAAACGAACAATATAACGGCTCCTGAGTCCGAATCCGCCAGGAAAACAGGCTTTTTTACAAAACAAGATCTTCTCTGTCCGCTTCAGTCTGCGGATGGAGCCCCATCCCCCGCCCGCTTATATCATCTGAAGCTTCCAAGATATCCACAAGGTTTGGCATTACATAATTTCCGAAACCACAAGAAAAGGAAATCATAATTTCCTAATACAAAAAAACTCTTACAAAAGTAAGAGTTCATTGTCGGCTCAAAAGCCGAATTATCGGGATGACACGATTTGAACATGCGACCCCCTGGTCCCAAACCAGGTGCTCTACCAAGCTGAGCTACATCCCGAAGCGTATAAAATTATGGAGCGGGTGATGGGAATCGAACCCACGCTATCAGCTTGGAAGGCTGAAGTTCTACCATTGAACTACACCCGCACAGGTGTAAAATCGGGATGACACGATTTGAACATGCGACCCCCTGGTCCCAAACCAGGTGCTCTACCAAGCTGAGCTACATCCCGTTAATATATTGCCATTAAATAAAAATGGCGCGCCCTGAGAGATTCGAACTCCCGACCTTTTGATTCGTAGTCAAACGCTCTATCCAGCTGAGCTAAGGGCGCAAAAATTATGGAGCGGACGACGGGAATCGAACCCGCGACCCTCGCCTTGGCAAGGCGATGCTCTACCGCTGAGCCACGTCCGCAAATAAAGTGATGCGCGTGAAGGGACTTGAACCCCCACGTCGTAAGACGCCAGATCCTAAGTCTGGTGCGTCTGCCATTCCGCCACACGCGCATGATACTGATAAAAGTGAGCCATGAAGGACTCGAACCTTCGACACCCTGATTAAAAGTCAGGTGCTCTACCAACTGAGCTAATGGCTCCCATTTGGCAGGGGATATAGGATTCGAACCTATGATGACGGAGTCAGAGTCCGTTGCCTTACCGCTTGGCTAATCCCCTATGATGGATACCTATAGTGTGCCCACAATCACTTTCAATATGAGAACGATTATGGTGGAGGCTGAGGGGTTCGAACCCCCGACCCTCTGCTTGTAAGGCAGATGCTCTCCCAGCTGAGCTAAGCCTCCATATGTATGGTTGTCCTCAAGGGAAAATAATTGGTGACCCGTATGGGATACTCTCCACTCCGTTACGAGATTGCGAAGTATTCCTTACGAAGCCGGTGCTTCAACGAACCCAATGGATTCTCATCCCAGAATTCGAAGATGTAAACTGGTGACCCGTATGGGATTCGAACCCATGTTACCTCCGTGAAAGGGAGGTGTCTTAACCCCTTGACCAACGGGCCGCAAAAAATTTGTGGAGCTCTCAACCGGATTCGAACCGGTGACCTCTTCCTTACCATGGAAGCACTCTACCTACTGAGCTATGAGAGCATGGCTCCCCGAACAGGACTCGAACCTGTGACAACTCGATTAACAGTCGAGTGCTCTACCAACTGAGCTATCAGGGAATATAT